CGAGGTATCATATCAGGAGTAATTTTTGTTATCCTATCTAGAAGTTCAGGCTTTAGATCCATAGGGTCTACTACATTGTAGATTTCTTTTTCAATATTGTCCGGACTAACATCTTCGCCGCGCGTTACCAGTGATGCACTTGCTGCATTAATAATTGCTGACAAGTTTTGACTTGCAATCGCTGATTTTAATTCCATTGTGGCCTGCATATTATCATTGCCAGTATCAAATTGTCTTTGCTTTAAACTCTTATTATATTTTTCTAGTAAAGCTTCCAACCGGTTGTCGCCTTCATACTGCGGAAGCTGAAGCGCTCTTGTAAGCTCTGCACTACCTGCTGCAATTGCAGCAAAGTCAGCTTCAGTAGCTGTACCTTCTTTAACTTTTTTATCTGCAAGTTCTGCTGCTGCAATTGCGGTTTCCATAACTTCGTTATTTCTAGTTCTGAACCAATTCGCTAATGCGCCTAGTCCAGCCGCGGCCATAGCAAATAATCCACCAGCCAATGCACCCATTGGCCCGGCTAACATCAATCCAATTGCTGCTGCGCTAAATGTATTTGAAACGAAGTTACCGGCTTCTTCGCCTACAATATTTTCAATGTAAGCACCTAAGACACTGCCCAATCCAATTAACAAAGCTGGCCCAACAAAAGTTCTAAAGCCTGTGAAAAAGTTCTTCCTGCGTGCATCTAATGGTTTAAATTTACCTGCAGCATCTCTTCCAACATTAGCACCTGGAAAAGCTAGTGCTGTTGTTCCTCCAAAGAAATTAGTAATAGCACCAAAAAGAAGTCCGGGGCCTACATACGCTGCTAATACTGATCCAATGGTAATTAATTGATCAGCAGTGATCGGAGTTTCTAAACCAAAAAGTTTAATCTTATCATCTAATGACATACCTTCTGGTAAAACTTGTGTAATTGCTTCTGCTAAGATAGTGCCTAAGAAGCCAGCAATAAATCCTTTCTTGCCAAAGAACGTTCCCAAGAACAAGCCGGTTTGCAATCCATCAACTGCTAATTCTGCTAGAGCGTTAATTGTTTCTGGACTTACCTGAGCATCTGGAAATCCTTCGACAAACTGTGTAATAAGACTAGTAAATATATCTTCGCCGAATGTTTCAAGTAATAAAATAGCAGGACCAAATATTAAACCTCTACCAATTATTCTTCCGATTTTTGTAGTTAATGCTCTGATAGTAGCACCACCGAATATTCCAGCTATTGCTGCTTGTAACATAGAACGGATGCCACCACCTATGCCTGAAAATAAATCTAATCCAGTCGCTTGTCTGATTCCCATTCCTAAGCCGGCTTTAAAACCTGCCGGCTCTATTGCTGCTTCTTCTCTACGTTTCTTAGATTTTTCTTCTAGTCTATCTTCTAAAGCTTTTTTGCGTTCGGTCTCAGCACGACGCATGGCATTTGATCGAGCTCTCGCTTCTTGATCAAGTCGAGTTCTTACATCAACAAGGGTGTCATTTTGTTTTTGTAATTCTTCTACAATAGCCTGTAATGATGCCATCTTATCCTCGTGCTTGTCTATCTCTTTCTTCTTGTTGTTCTTTTAAGTCTTCAACCAACAAGGTGATAAAGATTTCCCTTTCCCATGGTAGCATATCATTAATATCACTGAGCGAATGATGAAAGTTTTGCATCAACTGATAATTAGTCTTATAATAATTCACTAAGCTGTCATGAGAAAGGGTGACTGAAAAAAATCTGCCAATCCTTCTAGAGTCCGGACGTTTAGTGTTTCACATTCTTCGCATTTAAAGCTAACATCATGAGATAGTTTTGGTAGATTATTTGCAAACTGCATAATCTCTTCGAACTGATTAGTTGTTAGCTGATTCAAAAATGATTCTACTTCCTCTTTTGTTTCATCTAAGAATGAAATTCTTTCTTCATCTGTGTTCAAGCTACCTAAGCATGCTGTAAGCAATCCGTACAACTGGTTAACTTGGCTTTTATCATTTAAATCTACCTCATTCAATAATTCTTGGTAGTTAGGATATTTAAGCATTAAGGTATATTTGTCATTTAATTTAATGCTAGGTAGTTTTTCTGGTAAATCAATTTCAATATCCTGTAGGTTGACAGTTACTTTATTCGAATGTTCACAGCTGCTACACGGTATACCAATATCTGACGATTCACCGGCAGACTTTGTTCTTAATTGAATAAAAATATACTCTACATCAAACGTTGACAGCTCTCGAATATCAATCGGATCTGTAATACAAGATTGAATTGTATTCATAATCGAATTCAGAATCTGCGCTTCATCACGAGATTCTAATGCAATCAATAGTACTTTTTGTTCTTTAACTAAAAACGGTCTGTATGAAACTTTCTTTTTGCTAGAGGGGATTACTAATTCATACTGTGGTATATCATTAAACTTAGGCAGAGCCATTGCTGTTCACCTTCTTCCATACTTCATTTGCATTCACACGAATAAATTTCTTATTCGTTTCATTTGTGTTTGGATTAGGAATAGTCAGCATCACATTTTTGCCAGCCATCCAAGCACGCAACTTTGCATGTGCCTGTTTGTCACTTCCTACCCATTCTCTTCTTGCCATCTTCGACCATACGCTACGCTTCTGATTGTGGATGCCTTGAGATACCTGCTTGGATCTCGTTCTTTTCTTTCCCATTTCACTTCCTATATTAAATCAATTGAACCAATCGGTGTGCTGACACTAGCGTTAAGGAAATTCTGCGGACTAGTGTCTACTTCTGAGTTGGTATATGATAGTGATACCGTGTATTGTAATAAACCATCTAGCTCGTTAGATAGTTCAATGGCGTTGAACGTTGTAGGAAATGCATCAATAAGCTTGCATGAATAAACAGTTCCACCGCCAATTCCAATGTTTGGTCTAAAAGGACCAAGTTGTTTACTAAAACCTACTAACGGCTTTCTTAGTTGGTGTATCTGCACCGGCCTTTGATATTCATTCTTATATTTGATATCAAATACATTCTCATCGATGACAGCGCTTCTCCAGTTGTCAAAATATTTTTTGACTCCGTAATCATTCATCAAGTAGAAAGTCATGCTTACTTCACTGACAGCATAACCATATGCCATCCTCTGAGTCTCCATGCCAATTCTTCTCTCACTGGTCAGTATTTGTTTTCCAGGTATAGTTGCATTAGAGCATAGTATATTTAACTCTCTACCATCCACGCCAAAGTCAGCTGGCAACGTGACTAGAAAATTATTAGAGCGCGCAAATCCTAGCTTAACGGAAGCCAATGATTTTAAATCATCAATACTAGCCATTCATCTTTCCTCTTGATTCTTTATACACTTGACTTGCAGTCGCCTTCCTAAAGTCCTGTGTCGGAAGAAATGTAGCAATCTCCCATTCAGGTTTATCGACCAGTGCAAAACGACTTCTTACATGCTTTGTCAAGTATCTATGAATAGTTGGTCTAATATATTTCATTGGCACTGAACCTTCACCAAGCAAAGCATCAAGTGCTTTTGCTCTAAGAATAGGAGGAAGATAGTGCAGGTTCATTCCATAAAAGCCACCTTCTGCAGGACCCATCATAATAACTAGAGGGAACGCATCGTAATAAGGAAGAGTATCTTTATATTTCGGGTCGTAAAAATACATATACATTTCGCCGTATGGTGTAGTCTTAGGACGATTACGCAAAGATATCTCATCCTGTTGCATAATATCGGTACGACTAACACGTCCGAGTTGCGCAGCTTTCTTCCGGAACCATTCAATTGATTGCTTGGTTCTCGGTGTAATGCCGGCGCGGAATGCTTCGATTTCTAACTGCTGAAATAAATTACTCATAAACCTATTTATATCAAATTTCGCAAACTAGTACATCACTTCCTTGGCTTCCTTTAAACTTTGTACGTATACGCAATCCGTTACTTGTAATCAAATCTTCCATTTCACTCGTAGTAGCATCAAGGCAATCAACTGGTTCACAGACACTTAGCCTTTCATTGTACTCAATATAAAGAGTTCCATTTTCTGCCAGCTGATCTCTCCAAGTTTGAATTGTTTTTATAGGATCAATTGAATGATCAAAGGAATTTGAATATACTAAATCTGCTTTACTTATCCATTCTTCTTTTTGAATTGCAAAATCATGCTGGACAGTCATTTCAAATTGAGAAGCAGTATCACTAATTTCTGTTCCAATAACATCTGCATTTGGAAAATGTTCCTTAAACATTTTTTGTTCAGCGCCATTTCTTGTACCATGACAGATAATAAAGTTAACTTCCTTTGCACCTCTATCATCTGCAATCGATTTGATCGCATGCGGTCTTACAAACTTCCAGCCAATCTTTTGCTTGTTGGCTTTTGTTTGATTTTCTACATATTCATTATAATCTTTATATTCATAGATTTTCATTTTCTTCTCTTTTTGCGAAATGGTTTAAGAGGTTTTAGTTTACCCGGTACTTTCTTCAATGGCTTCTGCATGATGCCCATTGTCTGTAAAGTATTCTCGGTCCAGATTTGAAAGTGCCATCCACGATCTTTACAATAA